AGAATTTGTTTCTGTAGTAAAAGCTGAAAATTTTATATTTGCCATTTTATATTTTTATTTATTTAAGGTGCTATTTCTTGTACCATTAGGTTACCACCAGTTTCTGTTTCACATATATCTCCGTTTTCTGCTAATATAAAAAACGTAATAGGACTAGGACCTCCACCACCTTGTATAGTTAATGGGACTGCTAATATTGCGTTAGCATTAGCTAACATACTTGGTCCGCCTGGCATACTAGTATAGTGCTAAAATTTCGCTACAAGTTGTTCCAGTTCCAAAAACTCTTACTACTTGTAAAGGAACAAATGATGAATCAGGTAGATTAGTTAATGTAACATCGTCTCCTGCAGCTGTTAAAACTCTTAATGTAGATCCTGCTCCTCCAGTTCCTACAAATAAAGTAAAAGAAGTTTTACCATCTTGGTTTGGAGAATATATATTGTAAGCACCTGCAGCAGTAGAACCTGCCATTTGTAAAATAGTTGCTGAATTTACACCTAATACAGTGTTTATTGCGCCAGGAAAAGCACCTGTGTAACTTTGATAAACAATACCGCTTGTTACGTTATAACCGTTAGCGTTAGTTACTGAAGGTGTAAAGTTTTGACCAGCATCTGTCAAGTTGTTTGATCCTCCACTTGAATTAGTTCCAGTTGTTAAAATACCAGGTTGTGGTATATTTATTGTATCACTTGGAACTACAAACAGTGAACTGTGTGGTTGATTATTTGCCATTATTTTTATTTATTACTTATTGATTTAAACTTTTCTGCGCCTCGTGAACCAAAATATGCTACGTACACAGTAATTAATAGTGATTTTAAAAGATCAACCCAACCTGAGTCTACGCTAAAATCTATTTCAAAACTATCTAATATTATTAAAAAAATCATAGAAACAGTTAAAAATATCAATGTCATTGGGCGTGTGTTTTTTGAAAGCCATGAATCAGACTTCATATCACTATCCCAACGTTTTGATATTTCTTGCATTTCTACCATATCTTGCTCTAATAGTTTTAGAGCTTTTTCTTTATTTTCTGGTGGTAATACTACTGGATCCTCTTTTTGTATTAGGTTTTTTACTATACCTAATAAACCTTGATCTGGTAATACATCACCAACAGTTCCTAATATACCTGGTGCGGCTTTGCTTAAAAACTGACCGACTTTAGTATCTTTAAATTGTTTTTTAGGCATTTTTTGTTCTTTTATATGCTTCTGCTTCCCATGGTAAATCATGAGCGCCTTCATTCATTTTAGATCTGGGATAAACCTTTCCCATCCAATAAACGTTTTTATCATCATAATCTAAATCACCTCTTTTCATTTGTTCAATATGAACTTTTTCATGAGCAACTACATCTGGCAATTGATCTGGTTTAACGTTTTTATTTATAATAATTGTTCCATTATTATTAGCTTTCCCCATAACATCGTCTTCCATATCTACATGATATATTGGAGTATTATCTATTGTATACGGTGGATTTATTTTAAAAGCCATAATTATTTTTTATAAGGAAACATTTTATTTAATGTTTTTTTTCTGGCTTCACAACCGCAAGGGATGTTTAGTCCCTTGCTCATTGTGTCTACCATTTTTTTGATACCAGTAGCTTTAGTAAACTTTTCTACGCTGTCTCCTAAACCTGTTGATTTCATTATTAACCTATTTTAAATGATTTAAAATAAACTTTGTTTGCAGAGTCATATTTAGCTCCAGCAACAGCATTTTGAGGTGCTCCTACTGTAGATTTTACTCCACCTGGGTTAGCTGTGATAGCTCTGTTAATAGCTGCTTTTAATTGAGCTTCATAACCAGCAGCATCACATCTTGCCGTGTTAGGGTCAGTTGCAGCAGCATCTGTACTACATAATACAGTACATACATCTGTAGCTGCAGTAGGTGCGCGTAATGTTAAAGTAGCGGTCATTCTGTTTGCAGTTTCTGCTACAGATACAGATACGATACTTTCAGCTAATAATAAGTTGTCTCCGTCCTCAGCTGGAACAGCTCCACCTCCATCATGTCCTCCTACTACAGGAAAATTAATCCATTGTGCCATAATTTTTAGTTTTAAATTGTGTAATTGTGTAATTGGTTGTTTTGAGTTTTATACAGTTCTCTACTGTTTTACATACAATGCTTTCCTAGCGGAGATCCACCCATTCTTGACTGTGAATGCTTTGACATCCAAGACACGTCTCTTCGTCCACTAGCATCTTTAGCTACTGGATCATCGTGCATTAAGTTGTATTTTTCTTGTTTTATAGACTCTCCTTTTCTAGTACCATAATGGTGATTTTGAGCTGGGCTATATTCCATTTCTGCTGCTGAGTAATTCATGTGAGGTCCTTTACCATATTTCATAGGCATACCATCTTTTTTTTCTTTTTTTGTAGAAGGTAGTTCGTCTACAAATTTACCTGTTTTTGGGTCAATGTATTGCTTTTTTTTGTATTCTTTGTAATTTTTCATTTTTACTTTTTCTCGCACTGGTCTATTGTGTAATCGACCAGTTTTTTCGTCGTGTTTTACATGATCTGGCATAATGTTTATTTTTTATTTGTGATTTATATTGTTTTTTCTAGTAAATTCATCATGTAAATGCTATGCAGATCCATGGTGTTTTTTATCGTATTTCATATCTCCTGCTAATTTAGAAATATGTTTTTCATCAGAAGTCATTTTTTTGTCGCTGTGACCGTGGTGAGCATCATATATAATATCACGCTTTAAATAGTCAATATGAGCCGCGTCGTCTCGTTCTGTAGCTTTATAATTTTCTTTAGTAACTCTAGTGTGTGCATGATCTTTTGACCATTTTGCGTTACCAGTATATTTTCCGTAATGTCCTTTGTGTCCCATTTTTATTATTTTTTAGCACTTTTCGTCATAGTATTTAGTACCTTTGTTTTCATCATCATCGCAGTAGTCTACGTTAGCTTTTATAACTTTATCTGCAGCTCCAGATATTTTATTAAACATGTCTTGATAAAGATCTCCAACTGGCGCATAATCGCTTTTACTCATACCACCGCCAACATAACCACCTTGCTCAAAAGGACTCATTTCAGCTGCAGAGCCTCTAGAAGCATCTTCGTCTTCTCTTATTTGAGCACTATCGCTTTCTCTTCTTTCTGAACTATGTTTAGCTTTAGCTTCTTTAATTTTTTTCTCTAATGCAGCTATAGCTTCATAATCTTTTCCTCCTTGACCTTCAGTACTTAAACCTTTTTTTACAGCTAATTCTGGATCATTTTTTAAAATCTCTAATTGCTTTTCTAACTTGCCATGAGCAGGTAAAGGTGACTTCATCATAAAGCCGTCTCTAAATTTAGTCATAATTTTATTTTTAATCGTTGGGATCTTGTTTTATTTTAAGCTTACCGTTAACGCACTCAAACTCACCTATTTCTCTGTTAAACTCTTTTAAATTTTCAGCTTCACTTATAGGTACTTCTACTTTTTTATATTTACCATCAACTTTTTTAAGTGTAGTTTTAGATTTTCTAGACATATACTGAGCTTTTTTCTTTGCTTTAGCTTCAGCACATTTGTCTTGTTTAAATGGTGATTTACTTATCATAATTTATTTTCTTGAACAACCGAAGTTTTTAGCATAGTTAGCCATTTTAACTACAGCTGGCTTATATTTATCTTTGTTTTTCATTACAGTACTCGCTGCAGCGCAGGTAGATTTACCTGGCATATTCTTTTTTACCCAAGAAGTAAACTTACCTTTGTTTTCTTCTTTTATTTCTGGAAAAGGTTCGTGGCCTTTAAAAAATGGTGAATTCATTATTTATATACTTTAGCTTTTTGTGTTATTGGCCCTGCTTCGTATTTGCAAGGATATTTAGATACTTGCATACCTGTAATACCATTACTATTACCAACGCCCATTGGAAAACCTACTTTGCTTAATGGACCGTCCCATACAGCATTTTCACCTATTTGTCCTGATAACTTAGGATTTTTACGGATTTTTTCAATATCGTGATTCATAATTATTATTTGTTTTTAATTCTATTTTTTTTGTCAACTTTATAATCACCACCCATTATATAACCTTCGCTTCTTATAGATTTATTAAAATTTACATTATTAGAAGGTCTTATAGTATCTCCTTTTTTAAAGTTCTTACTATCTTCCATGACTAGAGAATATTCTCTGCCTTTTTTATCTTTTTTAATTTCGTCTGTATTTTCTCCTACAAGGTCTTTATCGTGGTTATTAGGAAGTGGAGAAGGTACTACTCTATTAAAAGAACCTGGTATTTGATTACCTGATATATTAGATATTCTATTTTGCATAGATCCTAGAGCTTGAGGATTAACCATCGATAGATTCATTTGGTTTGGTTTAGGCATACCTGACATAGGATCTACAGTTTGAACCAAACTAGGATTCATTTGATCAACCATCTTAATAGCAGATCCTTCAACTTGATAAGTTTGACCGTCTACTATAAACTCAGACTTACCATCTTTTCTAGCTTCTAAAAGCTTGCCAATAAATTTATTTTTTCCTAATGGTGTTTCCATATTATCTGTTTTTATCTTTGTTTACATTATATATAGCTTTAGTTAAAACTTTATCTGTATAACTTTTACCAGCTATTAATTTATTTCTTCTTTTACTTATAGGTAAATCTTCTTCACCTAATATTATTCTATATATTCTTTTTATTAGTTGCTTGCCTTTAAAAGATACTTGATATAAGTTATTTTTTTGAGTTGATCTATTTCTTTTCCTCCATATAACAACCCAGTTGTTATCTATTAATTTAGCCCATCTTCGTGTATCCCAACTATAAGAATACGTGCCTTGTTTAAAATCTTTTATACTAAAAAAACCTATACAGTCAAGATATATTAAAAGCTCTAGATCTGCATCATTTAAATTGTTATTTTTGCAAGCCCACTTTCTAATTATTCTATAGTGTTTAAAAATACTTAAATCTTTAATGTCACTAGCTGTTAACGATCTCATGTCACTACAACTACATCTTGAGCTTTTATAACGCTATAAGAGTTTTTATTTATTTCTATAGTGTGACCAGCGTGTCTATCGTAGAATATAGTATCATTTTCCTTTATTCCAGCTACATCAGTACCAACCGAAACAACATTAGCTTCTACATATCTTACATCTGATCTTTGGTTTTCAGCTAAAAGTAAACCACCTTTTGTTTTAGTAGTTCCTTCTTTAGTTTTATTTATTATTAAATTCCTACCTATTGCCTTCATCTATTCTTAAATTATTGATTACACAATCAGTGGAAAGTATTGTTGTTGCTACAGAAGCTGCGTTTTGAAGAGCGCTTTTTGTAACTAATAACGGATCTATTATACCGTAATTAATCATATGTACCATATTTCCTGTAACCACATCAATACCATATTTTTCTTTTGCTGGTATTTCTTTGTTTTGAATTCCAGCGTTATGTAGTATTGTTTTATAAGGAGATAATATAGCCCTGCTTAAAACTTTTTCGCCATCACTTTTTCCTTTCATTTTTAAAGCAGCATTTAACAAAGCAATACCTCCACCTGAAACTATGCCTTCTTTAACAGCAGCTTTAGTAGCACAAATAGCGTCTTCGACTCTATCTAGTTTTTCTTTTAATTCAATTTCAGAATTAGCACCTACTTTAACTATAGCTATTTTAGCAGCTAACATTGCTAGTCTTTTTTCTAATTTTACAACTAAATTAGGATTTTTTTCTTTTAATACTTTTTCTTTTATATCTTCAATTATAGCTTTTATTTCATCTGATTGATTAGCTATTTGAAGAATAGTGTTATCATAAGTAGTAACACTTTTTAAGCATGAACCTAAATGATCTATTTGTATCATGTCCATATCATCGCCTAGGTCTTCATTTATTATAGTAGCACCAGTTAACATAGACAAATCTTGTAGCATTTGCTGTTTGTTTACCCCGTATGTAGGCGCGTCTATAACATTGACTTTTATATTACCCTTCATTTTATTCATTGCTAGAGCGGATAAAACACCCTGTTCTAAATCGCCTATAATAAGCAAGGGTTTATTGTTTTTTATTACGTACTCTAGCACAGGTTGAATTTGTCTAATTGTATCAACTGGTGATTCAATTAATAGTACTAGTGGATTTTCTAGTTCAGCAGACTTGTTTTGTTTATTAGTTATAAAATGAGAATTTTTTAATCCTTTATCATATTGAACTCCATCTATAACTTCAAAACTTGTTTTTCCATCTTCAGCTGTTTCCATCATGACAACACCAGTGTTTTCTACGGAATTAAAAGCATCTGCTATAATAGATCCAAGAAATTCATCGTTATTAGTAGATATTGAAGCAACTTGTTTCAACATGTCTCCTTTTACTGGAACTGAAATTGATTCTAAGTATTTTACTACTTTTTTAACACCGTTGTTTATACCTTCTTTTAAGTCTCTTGAGTTTGTTTTATTAGAAACTTTATAAGCTTCTTCTAATATAGCATGAGCTAATACTGTTGCTGTTGTTGTGCCGTCTCCAGCTTCTCTAACTGTTTTGCGTGCTGCTTCTTTTATAAGTGTGGCACCCATATTTTCAACAGGGTCTCTCAATATTACTGAGTCGGCAACAGTTACACCATCTTTAGTTATAACTGGTTTACCATTGTGATCTTCTAACATTACACATTTACCGCTAGCTCCAAGTGTGGAGCTAACAGCATTTGTGAGTTTTGTTATACCTTTAAATACTTCTTCCCTAGCTTTGTCACCAAAGTTAAGGTTTTTGACTATTAAGTCTGACATAATTTAATTTAATTTAATTTAATTTACTTTTACTATTTAAAAGTCTTAACGACTTGTGGTCCGCGAATATGAGCTAATTTTTTCTCATAGTGGTTAATTGAAGCATCTATTGCTGATTCAGCACCTTCAATTGTTTCGCGTCTCGTTACATCGACCCATGTATCTTCTTCATTAGGGTCAAGGTATTCAGTTTGGTAGAAACCATTTGGTAGTTGTACTATTCTCCAGTTTTTCTTTTGAACTACATGCTCCCATAATTTCTTGGCTTCTTCGGTTATTTGTGGTTGACTAGACCACGATTGAGTCTGATAATAAAACGTCATTGGTTTTGGTTTTAATTGTTAATATTTGGTTTGCACTTCCCGTGCCGGGTATATTTTATATATTCACTTGGTTTTAGTAAATTTTACTAGTGTACTATGTTTAATGAATCTCCGTTTCTATAAAGATCTCCTGCTACTAGTCCAGCAGCTAAAGCAGCTGCATTATTTGCGTGGTTAGCTATAACAGCTGTTGATATATTTACTCTAGTTGCAGTAACCGATAATTTTGTATTACCACCTTCTTGTAATCTAAGAGAACCACTATTTGCGTTTAATTGTAAATTTGTATCTGCTTTTACTGTACCTGAACCAGTGAGACTTAAATCACCACCGCTAGCAGTTAAATCACCTGTCGCGGTTAGATTACCAGTTATTGTTGCACCTGCAGACGTTGTTGATAATCTTAAATTACCTGAGTGATAAAGGAAAGCGCTACCACTATCAGTGAATTGTGCCATTTGACCACCACTTGACGTAGATATAAGTATATTAGTAGAACCTCTTACAATAAGATTACCAGTTCCTTGGTCATCTATATAACTATCAGAACCATTGTGATATATTTGTAGATCACCACCAGTTCCTGATCCAACTTCTAATTTTATATTATCTGGTAATATAATGTCACCAGCCATTGTTCCACCGGCCAAAGGTAAAAAAGGTCCACCTGTTATCGCTCCTATATCAGCTGCTAATTGAGCACCTGTTCTATACTTAACTTCACCACCATCATCTACTAAGAACTTATCTGTATCAACCGCTGAATTACTTATAGTTGAAATAAGCGCGTTTCCAGTTACACTTACACCATTAGTTGTTGTTGCAAATTTTGTAACATTATCATAAGATAACGTTACAGCGGCATTAACTTCCATTCTTGCCATTTGTTCACCTGTATCTGACTGGAATTTCATAAGGTTAGATGATATAATTAAATCACCTGTACCTGTATCTGCAATATAACTGTTACTACCGTCGTGATATACTTGTAAATCATTACCTGCTCCAAATAAAGCTTTACTAGTATCTGAAAAAGTAATATCATCACCTGCACTGACACGAATATCACTACCCGTTGTTGTGTTACCTCTTCCTAATGTAGCTGCTAAATCACCGGCGGCAAAAGTTAAATTACCAGATCCACCGGATACTAATATTTGATTAGCACTACCTAAAGTACCTGCAGTATCTCTTACTGGACCTGTTATTGTAGTAGTTGAGACAATAGATAAAGTATCAAGACTAGCATTACCAATAGTAACACTACCTAACATGCTTACAACTGAAGCTCCGCCGAAGTTTACATTAGCTGTTGCTTCGAGGTCTGTAGTGCTTATACCAGCTGTATTTGTAGTACCAAATGCTGCTGTAGTAGTAAATTTATTGCTTCCTGGGTTATATACTAGTAGTGAATCTCCCAATGTGTTTACACCTGTCCAAAGGGGGACGGTGTTAGCTGTACCTGTTCCAGTTGCTGGAGCTGTAGGATTTAATAATGAGCCCAGACTTTTTATAGTAAACGACTTAGTTGATGGTGGAGTAGTTGATACATCAGTACCTATCAATAAATCTGATTCTGTTGGACTTGCGTTTGTTGGGTAGGAATTTATTATTGCCATAGTTCTTTGTTAATTTCTTATATTATATATACTTACAGATAAAGTGAGGTTTTTACAAGTGTGACAATAGACTGTTACTTATATACCTTATAAGGCTTATGTCCTATTTTAAAAAAACGTTACAAATAGAGAGTAATTGTGTTCCCCCTCCGTACCGCACTTGCATTTTCTCTGTAAAATTTAGCTTTTTTTGCCACCCCTAGCCCTTTTTTTAGCATTTTTACAGACAGAATTAGGCTTTTTGCAGATAATATATATGTAAAACAACTTAAAATAATACTATGTTTAAAAAAGATAATATCACTCAAACAATCGGTCTAATATTCACAATCACTTTTATTATACCATGTCTCACTATGATTCTTGTCCACGTTATTACAACATTATAACAATATGACAAGTTGACATGACAGTAAGTCACTGAATACTATGACAATATGTCTTAATGACAATATGACATATATATGACATTATGACATTTCGCGCAGTACTTTACTAACATTACTAACAACTAAATAAATATACAACTTTTACAAACAAAACAAAACACATTACAGATAATATAAATGTAACTAATAATAACTAAATAAATATACTATGCAAAATTTAATTTCAAAAAGATTCGTAATAAGAAAATCACTAATCGGTAAAAATCAAAACATTACTGTCAACTTCAAAAATGGTAAAACAGTAACTTATAATCACGATAAAGTATTCGAAATTATGAAAAGTAAACTAGAAACTATGCCATGTTTCATTAAGTATAAATCTTATACTTCATCAACAAGTGTACCAGTTTCAGTAAGAAATGTAGTCGAAGTACAGTAAGCTACATTTTCTTATGAGATACTATAGCAAATTACAAAAAAGATTTGTTGGAAGAGATGTGTACTTTGACGAACTACTATTCGACACACTACATCCTTACAACAATGACAATAGAACTACAAACAAATCAATTAATAAACTAGATAATATAATAAAATAATATGTGTACTAAATCTTATACTTTACTAAAAATATCTTGGCGACTATTCGACAAGCATTATAATAAACTTACTCAAAAACAAAAGTCTAAAGTGTTAGATATATACTATGACTTTTACTAAAATATAATACTATGCAATTTAAAGATACTAAATTTAAAGAACTAGACGCTAAAGGTCTAATCACTAAAAAGCTACAACAAATTGATGAGTTTGAAGCTAACTTCAATCCTAATACTAACAGTAGATCTATGAAAAAATGGTGTACTGACTATGAATATCGCAAGCGCGAGTGGGAATGGCGTCAAAGTGTAGCAAACTACGCATTAACTAACGCTCATAAATGTTTATAATATGAAGAAAGATCTATACAGATTTGCGAAAGCAAGAAGATTTGGTGAAAGAATTAAACTACTCGAAGACGAGTGGTATAGAAGATTAAACAAAGAAGTTTACAAACAAAATATAATTACTAACAGATAATATATATAAATAATACTATGCAAACAATAAAATTCTTACCTAACAATCAAATACTATTAAACAATAACACTTTACTTACTAAAGTTCCTTATACTAAATACTATTTCGAAAAATCTTATCATAGTTACAACAAGTTTTATACTATAAATAATAACACTTATGTATAATAAAGTAACTAACATGAAAGAACTGTGCGCTTATGCTAAAGCACAAAGAAAACTTAAGGCAGACGAGCATAGGCGTCTAACCTTACACTACGGAACGTGCAGTGGACTTAGCGATGCTGAGTATAATCGAGTTAAACACATGCAAAAATCTAACTTCAGAAAAGCTAGAAAGTTCACTCACAACCGTATGTGGAAATACCAATCAAGATATTCAGTAGAACAATTAAAACAAATAAAAAAACTATGACTAGATATGAATTAGAACAAAGATACCTCGAAGCAGACTTTGTTTACAATATGCTAACTAAATATGGCATACAAGAAATTACGACACAGCGACAAGCTAAAAATGATACAAGAGCATTTAAAATGCCTACAGGCCAAATACTAGCAACCTACAAATCAGGTATGGTTCGTAGATGTGACAGTAGCGACAGAGTGTATCAACTAAATCCTAAGTACAAAACTAAGACTAGATGGGTATTTCTAACAGAAAATGGCTTAGAAACTAAAGAATATGATACGTGGGCAAGAGCTGTTATATATTCTAGACTAGCTAGACTAAACTTTATATTACAATATTACCTTAAAAACTATGCAAAATGAGAAAATTTAATAGATATAAAGAAAATTTAAGACAAGTTGGCGAAGATATATACTCTTATAGTACTAAAGTAGCAACTATACATCAAGATAAATTAATACAACATGGTTGGTGGAGTGTAACAACACAGAAACATATTAACTATGTAGCAAATGAATTAGGATTAGAAATAGATAAAAATTATGAGTAAAATGAAAGAACTAGATCTTATAGCGCAAGGCGTGGCAGATCACATAAAAGAAATAATTGAAGACAGTGTTGATTGGCAACTAGCAGACACACCTCTTGAAGGTGATGACTATCAAGAAATGAAAGAGTATGTAATAAATGTTGCACTTAACAAATTATTACAAACAAAATAATATTACCAACAGATAATATAATAAACAAAAATATGTATTGTAAATGTGGTACAACCGTGCACCCAGTACGGATCGAGTTAGGTTATAAAACCTGTGTTCAGTGTTCAACGACTAAAACATATTCTTATGTTCCTATTATCGAGCACAAGACAGGCAATACAATACAAATAGTTAGCCAAGAAGTTAGTGCATCAGTGCACAGAGCTTGGCGGCGTAAATAGTACAGTATCACGGATTGCAGAGTAATTAACTGCATGCACGGTGGAAGTCCGACTTCAAATATAATTTGGATAGATAACTGTACTTATGG